GGGTGGGGGTGGGCTGAGGTCAGGCATCGGGACGCATACGAGAGACCAGGGTGAAATGCTGAGTCCGCCTCGGATCCATGCAGGTCCACGGCGCGTTTTTGTTGGCGGTCATCATCCAGTAGCACTTCAGGTAGCCCGGGGTACAACCAGGCTCGCCGGTCACAGCAAGCAGGCCCATGCCGTTGTCGTGGCGCCAGATGTCACCGGGGCGCATGGCCTCGGTCGGCGGCTTGCGGCGGGTGGTGGTGGCCATCACGCCACCTCCCCGCCCTGGGGCGGCCGGGGGATGGCCCAGTGGGGGAGCAGCACCTCCCCGCCCTGGGGCGGCTGGGGGCTGGGGATGGCCCAGTGGGGGAGCAGCCAGCCGTCGTGAACCATGCGTGGATCGGCCGCTGTCCACCATGCGGGATCGCGGCGACCTCGCCACCAGCATTCGCCCTCTGCATCGCACCAGCCCGGCCGCTCCCATGGGCGCTCGGCCACGGGCACCGGCGCGGGGGCAGGCTGGCGCAGCAGGGCGGCGGCGCGGGTGGTCATGTGGCCCCAATCCGGGCGGCCCAGTTCATAGGCGTACTCGTGGAAGCAATCCAGCCACTGGATCAGCTCCTCCCGCTCGCCATCGGCCGCCGGGGCCGGCGCGGGGGCCTGCTTGATTGCCCGGCGCAGCACGCCCAGGATCTCTGGAAGCACGATCGGCCGCAGACTCTCAACCATGTCCAGCGCAATGCCTTGAAGTGTCTGAAAGTCGGACGGATCGGCCGGCGCTGGGGCCTCCACGCACGAGCACGCGCCAGGCGTAGGACAGCCACGCGGCTCAATCGCCACCGGCTGGCCTGGCGGGTTCTCGCGCAACCAGGCCGCAGCTCGGTCGCTGATCGTCGTGATCTCGGCCACGGTGTGCTGACCGATCCGGTCTCCCAGGCGGGCGACCGCCTCCAACAGCGGACGGGCGGCGAGCGCCTCGCGGGGGTCAGGCGCGGGGGGCTCCGCTGCCAGTTCCTTCCGCAGATCGCGGAAGTAGTGGAGGTTTTCCTGGCGCCGTTCCAGCTCGGCAAACGCTGCCCGCACCTCATCGGGAACGGCTGGAGCGGGGGGCTGGACAGTGCAAGTCGTGAATAGCTCGTAGCGCCCTGGTGGAAGATCTACCAGATGCTGAAAATCATAGTTTTCGTAACCACGAAAGTCCGAGACATGCAGCGTGGCTACATGCTTGGCCGGCGCGGGGGGCTCCGCTGCTAAGGCGACGCGGGCGAAGGCGATTAATTCCTCGGGAAATACCTCCAGTGCTTGCCTGAAAGAGCCTGGCCCTTCTTCTGCGCCGCGCTCAGGATCAATAGAAGCGTACCCGAGCGCTTTAGCCGCCATCGACAACAGTCGTTCATCGGTCAGTTTAGCCATCGAAAGTTGCCTCGTGAATGGTTCTCTCGGTCCACACGCGCACCTTGCACAGCGCGTACTGATATGCGTAGCTTCTGGCGTTCGACATCGCTTCGTGAAGCGCACTCGCTTGACCGCCGGCCTGGAACTGATCCTCCATGTCGCGCACCTCCCAGTGATAGGTGGAGTCCGTGTCAAGATCGGACTCAACCTTCGACGCTCTGTCGATCCCACCACTGGACTCCTCGACTACCAGCTTGCGCTCACAGACACGCAGCACGCACGGGTGAAGCATGGGCGACACTTTGGCCATGGCAAGGCGGCCCGTAAATACCGCATCATCAAGGCTGTCAGTAGTACCCTCAGCGGGCCACTTGCCGCTACTGTCGACCACCCACCAATCGTAGCTCGGGGCCAGGCCGGCCCTTTTGCCGGTAAAACTGTTGGGATCAGGCTCAGTAGCACCAGAGCCCTCCTTCCACTGAACCTGGAAACCGGTGTCGCCATGAACGACCCCCTCGACAGGCACTTGATCGCGCAAGATCCTGTCAACATCAAACAGGCTGATGCACTCCTTCTCGATCAATGCGTCGAGTGTTTTGCCGTCACCCTTGATCGTGAGTTGAGCCGGCGGAAAAGCGCGAGTGAACTCGACAAAGCGCTGCTCTTGCGCAGGCTCGGGCTCGGGCTTTTGTGCGCGAACATGCGAGCACCCAGCCAAAAATGCCTCCCGCATTGACCAGTCGTACCAAAGATAACCGCCTCCAGTCTTCTCGGCGCAATCCAGCAACTTATCGACGTAGCGGTAGGCAGCCTCGACCTCCGAATGTGGCAATCCGTCGCGTTTTGCGTGTTCGGACATGATTCGAGCTTTCTGCTCGGGGTCTTGACTCATGGGAATCTCCCTTGAAAGCTCAAGCATGACACACTTGGGGCGTTGTGTCAAGCTTTTTAGTCAGGGAACTTGTCAAGGGCCACAAAAGTTAAGCTCTTAGCCCCCACCTTGCTATCGCGCCACTCCCCTAGCCTCATGCTGACAAGCTGATCCATGGCCGCCTTAATGTGTGTAGCCCTGATCTCTTTGCGATACCTGATCGGGACACAGGTATTTGCAAAGTCTGCCACAGTACAGCCGTTGTTGGTCTTCGCGTAGATGTGAATACGCCTGTTCAGGTCGAACGATCCATGTCGTTGCATCTGCGACTCCTGCTGCTCGACAATCGCATACGCCTGCAACAGATCCACAAACTTAACAGCTCGCGCAAGTGTTCCCTTTGAGACGTACAGTTCATCGATGGGAGTCTCGCCGGCAGCAACACTGCACAGGTGCATCGTCAACGCTACCTGCAATACATAGCCCAGGCGCTTGCCGTACACCGCACGTTGAGACTCGAGTGCGACGGAATGAGTCTTGTTGTAGGTGTCCTTGTGCAGCGCCAGAAACAGATCAATCGCCTCTCTCTCAAGGCGTAGCACGAGCGGATCAACGCTCATGCAGCGCAAATAAAAGTTTTCCATGCACTGCTCAGCCATGTGTACTGACTGAATCTCCTCCGGCGTGCGGAAGAAGTTGGGCTCGACGTACTCACCGATCAGCGGCAGTATCAAGCAGCGTGCAAACAGACCGGCATCGTCCCCGTGCTCCACCATCTTGCGAAACACTCCCGGCTGAACACCGCCGAGTAGTGCATTCTGCACCTTGCCGGTCACCATCCTCGATCTACGTCCCACGCGGTGTTGCGCGTTCACGTTGCCGTCAAACAAGCACAAAAACGCCTCCTTACCTCTGCCCTTTCCGTTTGCCTTGTACTCGTCAAAGTTGCCCAGAATCTCCTTGATCTCCTCTGAGTAGATGAACGTAGCAAGTCCTCTGTCGTGATTGTCCGTTATAATGCCGTTCAGGCTTTCTGTCGTGAAGTCGGTAACGCAAGTGCGCAAAGCCTCGGGTTTCTCCGGCCGCTGGTTCTTAGGGACCATGCCATACCGCATTTCCCATTCCAACTCAGAATCCATACTGAGCTGATTGTAGTGATTGACTACAAGCCTCAGGCGATCACGGCACAGGTGTTGCATGATCGGTGACTTGCCACTGCCCGAGGGGCCGGCAAGCAGTACCCACACGACAGGCTGTTTCACAAACAGCCCATCCCCTGCATCGATGCGATGCCCCGCACGAAACACGCCGGCAGCGGTGGTCAGGGCCACAGCGATGGAGGTCAGCGAATCACAGGCCAGGTTGCCCGAGAGCGTCTCGATCGCTCCGCAGATCGCCTCCGGCAGGTAGTCGCGCAGCTCGACAGCCGCCCTCCTCTCCTCCAGTTCCTGCCGGCGAATGACAGCAGCGGTGGCGCTGAGGGCCTCCGCCTCGATCTGCTTGTCTTCTTGCAGTGAGTCCCAGATCCTGGAGACATCGAAAACAGAAACATCATGCGCTGATGCAATGTCCGAGATCCCAGTCTGAATATCAGCAGCAGAACTTGGGGATGAATCAAGGAAGTCCTGTAGTGCCTTCTTGATTGAGGCGTAGCTTGTGCGGTTGAGCGGTGCGATCTTCGACGATGAATATGTCTTGAGCGCCTTGGCGATAAGTTCGCCCAACTGCTCCCTTGGGATGTCGTCAACGCTCCCACCATCGGGAACGTCGCAGATCGTCTCTGCTGGGATGACGCAGACCTCGACTCCCGCCAGCTTGCCGGCAACAGCAAACCCTGCGCCCTTCTTCCTGCCGGGTACGTCGTTGTCAGATATGAAGTAGACTTTATCAATCTTGGCGCTCAGCAGCCCAGCATATCTAGCCCTGCAACTATTCTCGTCGCGCTGGTGTCCTGGGTGTGTGATAGCCGCGATCCCTAAAGACCGCAGTATATCAACGCACTTCTCTCCCTCCACTTCAATGACAAACTTTGTCGCATCATGGGGAAGGGCTCCATAGAACGGCCATATCTCCGATCCCGCTCCTGCTACCCATTCGCCATTGATGCAGTGCTGAGGTAGAAACTGCTTTTTCTTGCCCTCGAAGTCATAGCGAATGACCCGCAGATTTTCTGTATATTGATATGTCGTAGCCTTGCAGCCGATCCCGTCCCGCGTTGCCGGCTCGGGCGTCGAGGCCGGCGGCGGCCAGCAGGGGGGCAGGTCGGGGACAGCCTGATGGATCACGAATAACGCCCCATCCCTGCTGCCGTCGCGCTCCCCAGCATAGGCCCACTGCCGGCCCTCCAGATCGGTCAGCACCTCTCCGACGCGCACCCGCTCCGGGGGGCCCAGGGTCTTACCCCTGTGACAGAACACCATCTGGCCATCGGCCTTCACCCGGCAGTCACCGTCCTTGGTGCGACCGCAGATCGGGCATGGATTGTTCCGCGAGGATGGTATCCATCGGTCCATGTGTTAAAGTTGTCGGTGGAATGATTCGTTAAGGGCCAGGCGTGTGGTAACGCCTGGCCCTTTTTCTTGCGCTGCCCCTGGCGGGCGACTCCCACTATGGCACATCAGCGCAAGTGTGCCAGTTTATTAAACTGTCACATGGCAGTACGGACAGCCGGTATGTAGGATGACATGGCATCGCAGGGCTTGATGAGCTTCCCCATAGACTGGACAGACCTTGAACGACGTGGACTTATCACTCCCTCCCCAGGACGGGAAGAAGCAGCACGAAAAACCCTAGAGAAGGTCGCAGCCAAGAAGGCGGCTCAACAAGAACCGGCGAAGCAGTCCAAACGATCTAAACCCAAATGAGTGAGATTAAGCAGGTGTGGGCCATTAACTTTCCCGACCTTGAACCATTGCCGGCGCTGCTGGTGACGGAGAGGGTTGACGTTGAAAGCAGGCTTTTGCTTTACAACCGGCGGGACAAGTGTTTCCCCCCGTACCCCGACGAGTCGTTCCCTGCTGACCTTTTTCCCTTCTTTGACACGTTCGACGAGTGCCGCATCGAAATGATCGCAAGGCGCATGGAAGCGCTGCATGAGAAGCGAGAGAAGGCTCGTCAGCTTGTCCTCGCAATCGAGCACATCAAGAGCCTTCCCATCGCCACCTTCCCCGATGCCCCGCAAATCCAGGAGCAACAGCAGCTTGAGGGCCAACTTCGCAAGGCCGTAGCAGAGGGGGCGGGGTTTGTAGTGGGCAAGGATGTCAAAGTCACAATCGAAGAAGTGAAGCCGGCAGCACCGGCACCGCAACAGATCAAACGTCCTTCGCGTAAAAACTGATGGCTGACCACAAATCCCCCCGCGAAAAACACCTGGCCGCCGCACGCTGGGAGAACCTTCGCTCTGCCTGGTTCACATTCTGTAGTCGCCACCGAGAGGCCGCAGAGTGCTCCGCACTCGCTCGTGGTCACATGCGGGCAGCGCAGGATGAAACAATGGGGAGGCCGGCGCAGTGATCCTGGTGTGCAGGTTCTTCGTCACCGGCAGGCCCGCACCTCAGGGGAGCAAGACTTCCCTGGGTAAAGGGCGGTTCAAGGAACAATCACCGTACCTTGATGCCTGGCGCAATGATGTTCGCGCTGCTGCTGAGAAAGTACGCGGGGAGGCATTGATCGATGGTCCGATCTTTACTCGGATGATCTTCTACTTCCCACGTCCCAAGTCTCACTACATCGCCGGCAACAGGGAGAAGGGGCTTAAATCCACCGCCCCAATCTTCTATTCTTCTGCGCCGGATCGTGACAAACTGGAGCGTTCAACAAACGATGCCCTTACGGGGGTGATCTGGGTTGACGATGCACGAGTGGCGGGAACGTACTCGTTCAAGCTGTATTCGTGTGAGCAAAGTGGGGCGTTCATTCGCGTCTATCGGCTCACTGACGACGACGCTCTCAAGGTCATGGAGAAAAACTGACCCATTCTCTACACTTTTCAATTTAGACGCGATTCTGCCTGCACCCCATGACCAATCCACGCCTCAGCTTCGGTGAGATCATCACCACCGGGGAACTCGCCCGAGGGGTTCACCCGGCCGACGAGCTGGGGCTTCAGATGGCCCTGGCCCTGGGGCAGGCAGATCCGCCCTCCCCACCGTTCGCCTACTTGCCGGTCTATCTGGACGGGCAGCCGTTCGGGCAGCTCCAGCGTATCCAGTACGTCTGGGGAGGGGCCGTGTATCAGTTTATCTCCATGGACGGGCGCATGTTACTTTTCTCACCCACAAAGGAGGGAGTGCTAGAACAGCTCGATGAGGTGCTACACTTAGCAAGTCACCAGCCCTAGGAGGCATCATGACACAACCCGCCAACTACCAGCAGCTTGCAGCACGCTTGCTTTATCTCACGCAGCAAGAGTCTGCCCTGAAGACCGAGAAGGATCAGATCAAGAAGCAGCTCAACGAGCTGTATGCCGGCAATCTGATGCCGGCGAAGCCTGATGACATCGAGGCAATGTTCTCCGATGGCACCACGCGCAACATTCGCTTGCAGCGTGTTTCGACCGGGAGCTACTTTAAGGTAGCCGACGAGTACAAGAGCGAGTACAAAACGAAGTCCGACAAGCTCAATAGCGAGTTCATCAAGGCCGGCAAGGCCGAGATGGCGGAGAAAGCCTGCACCTGGAAAGTGCAGGAGGTGAAGTGATGGAAAGACATCTCTGGGAGTGCAAGCATCAGTATTATTGCAGCGAAGAAAATTACTTCGACAACGACACGACCACCAGCCACAAGTCGTTTGACGACTTTTTCGCTGAAGAAGGTGATGCCGATATGGACTACAATCTGGTATTTAGGTGGGACTGGACAGAAGAAGACGAGGAAACCGGAGAGTGCAATTACAAAGGCGATGACTACTACAGGAACGGAAAGCTGTCCCTCTTTTTTATGGGCCAGCGAAAAGGACTGTTTCGTTCTGTCACGGTAGACGTGTGCAGGGCTGACGAGCCCAAGGTGATCGAGTACCTGAAGCCCAGATGGGAGTACATGCAGGCACTCTGGGCACCGTTCAAGGGAGAGCGACCCTGATGTTTAAGCTCCGAGACTATCAATCTCAACTTGTGCGCGAGACGATCGAGCACGCTGTCAAAGGGGGCGCACCATGCCTGGTGAGCCCCACCGGGAGCGGTAAAACGGTCATGGGGGCGGAAATGGTCCGGCAGTTCAGGGAGTGGGGGTATGAGGTCGTCTGCGCCGCGCACCGCAACGAAATTATCAAACAGCTTGCAGCGTCGTGCCAGAAGCATTGCGGAGAACCCGTAGGCTACTTCACGGCCAAGCGCACTACTCAGGATCGTGGCATTATGGTCACCATGATGCCCACCCTGGCGCGGCGAAAGTCAGCTATCAGGACGTTTCGCGGTAGAGTTCTACTGCTTGACGAGGCGCATCATATACAAGCACGGACGTATCAAGAGATCATTCGTGAAATGCAGCCCGCGTTCTTTATCGGGCTTTCTGCTACCCCAATCACCCCCACGGGTGCGGGACTTGGCAAGTATGGCATCACAAAGCTCATTCTAGGCCCTCAGCCCAAGCAGTTAATGGACGAGGGATCGCTGTGCAAATACGACATATTTGTAGCCGATGCCGTTGTTGACACGAAAGGGGTTAAGTCTGTAGGCGGGGACTTCAGTCAGAAGGACCTTGAGGAGCGGATTCTTGAGGTTGATGGGGACTTCGTGCGCGATCTATTGCGCTTCAACCCCAAGCTAGAACCCACAATCACGGTCACGGTTAGCATTAACCATGCCCATCAGCTTGCAGAGGAATACAACGCTCGCGGGATCAGTGCCGAGGTTATCATCGGTGACACGCCTGAACGGCAGCGCGAGGATGCTTTCGCTCGCTTCACTGCCGGCAGTCTGAAAGTCATTGTCTCGGTCGCCCTGATCGACGAGGGGCTTGATCTGCCGGCAGCAACGTGTTTACAGCTTGTTCGCCCCACCCGCAGCCTACGTCTCTGGAAGCAACTGATCGGGCGCGTATTGCGCATCGACAACAACAACCCGGACAAAGTAGCCCTCATCATCGATCACGGTAACTGCTGGGAGAAGCTACCACTGCCTCATAAACCGATTGACTGGACATTGGAGGGCAAGGTTAAGGTTGACATTGGCAACCTAGAGGTAACGGAAGATGGTCGAGTCAAGGAGGCGCCGGCAACGGAAGATGGTCGAGTCAAGGAGGCGCCGGCAGAGGCGCGACAGATGGTGGTGCGTGGCAATGGGCGGGAGTTGAGAAAGCTGTCGCTCGATGAGGTGCATGGCCAGGAAATTGCTAAGCGTATCAAGGGTGCCAAGCGCAATCTGTACCTTGTGGAGAAAAAGAACTTTACCCCTTCTATCCTGATGCCATACGCGCACAACCCTGAGGGGCTTGACGACAACCAGAAACGCCGCATCGAGCGTGCCCTGGGCCTGCCGTACCGATACTGCGATGCCGTGGCGGCGGGGGTGCGTTACTAAATGTTGCGGGTACCATGGCGCAGCGTCGCATTAGGGGCTACGATAGCGGTGTTCAACAAGCCACGAACCCATGGCGCTTACCGCAGAACAGTCCAAGGACATCACGGATCTACTCAGTTGCGTCGAGTTGGGCGAGGGCCTTGGCGGTCCTTCCATGCCTTGTAGCATTGCAGCAATCAACATTGCGCTCAGCGGGGAGTTGACTGACGAGATTCCCGACTGCATGAGCCTGGTTATCGGCAAGTGGGTCATTGCCGTGCAAGACCTGATGCCACACGGAACACGGAATTGCCGGCAGTGGAAAGAGCTATTGCCCCTTGCTGCCGGCACGGGGCGAGACAGGGAAAAGGAGGAAGCGCGGTTTAATCTGCTGGCTGACTGGATGTGGGAGCGGGTTTTGCCGCGTATTTCCACTGATGAATGGCCGGCAGACACGAGAGAGGCATGGGGGAAAACCCTTAGAGGCATGAAGGAGCTGTCTCCCGAGTGCGTTGAAACACTTATGTATCTCGAAGGTGCTAACATTGATGTCAACCTGAAATCCCTTAAAAAGGTTGCGCTAGTACAGTGGAGTCTTGGCATGGCCCCCCTTCTCTTTCCTTTGACGCTTAACGCTATCGCCAATGCCGCTACATACACCACATACTGTGTCGACGCTGACTGGGAGGATGGGGTATGGGATGACTCGGATGGGCTTGATGTGATCGGGATGCTTGAGCGTCTCATCGAGGTCTGAGCATGATACGTTTTATGCTCCCCTTGTTCACGGTCTTGCTATCTGCACGACTTGTGGGCCATACTACGATCGACAGGCATGTGTGCCTGACCCTCGTACAATCTCCTTCCCTCTGCTCCTTTGACAAATGACCAAGACGGTCCCACGCTTCAACCTCTGGGTGACATACCCATACGGCAGCAGCGTTGTCTGCTATGGCGATCAGAACACGCTCAATAGCATCGCCCTGACTGCCGGCATCGAGGGGGACGTTTATGTCCTGCCTGATGGGCAGGAACCAGGCGATCCCCCTCAGTCGAATACCGACTGATCCCACACTTCATCCATTCGCTTCTATTTCATGTTCTCTTTCTTTCGCCGGCGTAAGGCACCACCTCAGGGGTGCAGTATTTACATTAACGGGCATCTTTACGCGCGTGTCGGTGATGACATTATCTGCATCATGCCCGACCGTGTTCGCTTCACTTGCGGGGACGATCACGTTGCCCCGAACGGGGTGTCGATCACGCAGATTGCCTGCTCCCTTGCCGCAATCGAGGGACTCGTTCACATTCGTCTCGGCACTGCTGTAGGCCGCTTTGACCGTTCCCGTATCGGGCTGAACTGATGCTTGCCCTCATCGCCGGAGCCTGCCTTGTCTTCGCGGGCTCGATCACAAACCCGCCCCTGGCTGTCATTCTCGTCATTGTCGGGTTCGTCTTCATTGTTTGGTCTGTCCCTGATCGTATCTAATCATGCCTCACAAGTTTTTCGTAGTTCTCATCTGCCTTGCGTCTTCTTTTTTGTTTCTCTTGATGGCGGCATATTTTCCGACCATCGCAGATGAAGCAAGGGTAGCGGCGTGCATTGCGGGAATGGTAGCCGTACTTCCTGTTATCGCTATTATGTCTGAGCCATGACCGACGCCTCCCCCCTCCCACCGCTCCACACATTCCGCCACCTATTCAACTACGACCCGCTCACGGGGGCGCTCACCTATGCGCAGCAGCGTGGGTCTCGTGCAGCCGGGGCGCCGGCGGGGTATGTGCAGAAGGGGCGATGGTATGTGCTCATTGCCGGCGTGAGATACAGAGCCGCAGCAGTCGTCTGGGCATTGCAGTACGACGCTGACCCCACCCCGCTGCACGTCTCCCCCGTCAACGGCAACCCGCTCGATCTGCGCCTGTCCAACCTCACCCTCACCTCTGAACCCTTCACCCGTCCGCAGCCGCGCCCCGGGGCCCGCTGTCGCCGCGTCTACTGGCATCGGACACAGATCCGCTACAACCGCCTGACGGGGCTCTGGGACGCGTTCTACCGCCACCCTGGGGCCACGCAGCAAACGCTCATCAGCTCCTTCGAGTCCAGGGCCGAAGCCCTCGCCGCACGCCGCGCCTACGCCGCTCTGCACGCCTCCCAGGGCCGGCAGGGGGAAGGGGAGGGGGTGGCATGACCCCCGCAGAACGCGCATTCATCCTCGCTGTCATTCCCGAACAGGCCCCCCTGCGCCAGCCCCCAAGCAACGCCATTCACATGGCATACCTTCTTGGCTGGGCGGAATGCAGGCAGCAACTGCGCACGGTGCTACTACAGCTCATTCAAGGGGAGGGGAACTGATGCCTCTCCTCATTCAACCCGAAACAAAGCTTAAACACATTCATGCCAAACGCACTCGATTCAGGTCGTTGCTAAAGGGGCAGGTATTCTACTACAAGAAGCGGTGGTGGATGAAACGTACTACTCGCACCGCTGCCCCCGCTGATGAGGAGCACGACAGATCAAACTACGCCAGGTTCAAGGATGGTACGTTTGTCTGGGCGATGCGGGATACTACGCCACGCTCCCCCCTCACATTCGAGCAGTTTATCAACGACTCCTCTCTGTGACAGTCTGTTAAGCGTATCAGGGGCTGGCGTGGCACGTTGGCCCCTTTGTGCTGTATATTGGCATTGTTGAAACGACCGGCAGCAAGCCGGGTCACACAATGCCTATCCATCAAACTATCACCACGCTTAATCACGCCGATGGCATCCCCCTCCCTGCCGGCATGAAGGAGAGGGAAACTGTTGAGCGCACGCTTTATACGATCGACGAGTTAAATGACGGCGCACGCGAGAAGGCTCTTGAGCGGCTTTACGATCTTAACGTTGACTACGACTGGTGGGAGCATATTTATGAGGATGCTGCTACTATCGGACTACAGATCACCGGCTTCGATCTTGGCAGCAGAAAGAATATCACCGGCAGACTGACGGAGACTCTGCGCGACTGCTGTGCACTGATCCGCAAGCATCACGGCAAGGAGTGTGACACGTTCAAGACAGCCCGGCAGTATCTGAAGGGGTACGCCAGGGCGCTTGAGGCTTGGCGTGCTTGCGAACTTGAGACTTGTCCTGAAGATCACGAGGACTATTCCCCTAGTGACTGGCTGAATAATTTTGACAATCTCGAAGAATACGAAGACATCGAGGAAGACTTCAGGAAAGCTCTCCTGCAAGACTATTTCAGCATGTTGGAGCGTGAGTACGACTATCAGACAAGCGAGGAACAGGTATTGGAGTCTGTCAGGGCTAACGAGTATCTGTTCACTGAAGATGGTGAGCTTGCCAACTAACCCTCATCCTCGCCTGCTCACTACACCTCATTTATCACCATGTCTCATTTTCAGAAACTTCAACTCGAAGTCGAAACACGCAATGCTATCAACGCTGCGCTGAATCAGGCGGCAGATATGTTGCGACCGTACTTCAGTGAGCTACTCGGAGTCAAGGTCATCAACGCTGACGGGTCTATCTCTAAGAAGATCCGGCATGGGGCGGAAATGGCAATGCTCTTTCTTAAGCCTGATGATGGGATCACGCATTGGTTTGAGCCTAGCAGCTACTTCATCTACTTCCGCTGCCGGAAGGTGTATCAGTGGAATGAGACCACGCATTATGTTGAAGGAGGCGTGTGCGTGGCATGTATTGATGGTGGGAAGGTGGGGCCGTTTACGAAGGATCTCACGCCTTTGCGTACGGACTATGATGCGGAGGAGGTTTTTGACGTTTATGCCAGAATCAAGCAGCTAGAGGCAAGCATTAGAGATTATATGCGGGAGATCGCGCCGTTTGATGGCACGCTTCGCTATATGTAGCCGGCAGGTAGAAGGGGAGATGGGGGGTTGATCCCCCGCTGCAACCTGATCGCTCCTGGCCCGCCCCGATAAGGCGGGCTTATTTATGGCAATTTTTAACTGCACCGCTATCTGTTGGGGTTAGAAGCCTTGCAGGGCAAGGGATTGAGGCTTTGTAAACGGCTGTAATAGATCGAGCTGCACACGATATGATGGGGGGTGAAAAGCCTTGGTATCACTCGTTTTTTGGAGCCTCCAATTCAGACGTGCATTCCCTAAGACATTTTTTTTTGAGGGCTTGTGACGGTTGGAAAATTGGCAGTGTTCAGGCGGATACGCTGGAGGGGGGTGAAAGTGCCAGTCTGTACTAGTGTCACTAGTACAAAAAAAAAGACAGGATAGGGGGTGGTTATTTTCTTCTATATGTACTTACTAGGCCCCTACTGGCTTCTCACCCCCTCTTACAACCTGTGCAGCTCGCTTTCGCCGGCAGATAAGCCAAAAGGGTAGCGAGCCCTACCGGCCTTGATGCCGGCCAATCAGGCAGTAGACGGCCCAGCCGTGGCGAGGCTTCTCACACCCTGTTCCAGCCCGTGCAGTGCCTTTCCTGCCGGCCAAAGAAGCGGGAACAGAGGAATCGGCCGCCCCGCGTATTATTCAGGGACCAAACAGGCCAGACGTGAACATCAAGCCGGCCAAGGGCCTCAGCTACAGACAGCCCGCCCCTGTCCATCACATGCCGGACTCGGAGAGGCTCCTGCGGACACACGGGACTTGGCGCGTGAGCTGGGATGCCACGGCCCAGCAGGAGGAGGAAGCAGCATTCAACGGCCTGCTCGAAGCAGTCTTCAACTGGTACGCCTCTGGCCTGCTGCCGGTCCAAGTGAGCTGGCGCCTGGCGCAACAGGCCGCCCACCTGCCGGCCAAGGAGCGGGCTCGCATTCAACGGGCCGCAGAGAAGGCTTTGTGCGCCGCCGAGACGGCCCCGCCTGAGCTGCGCAGGGCGATGGTGGCTGCGACCCGCCAGAGGGCCATTCAGGGGGCTCTGGCGGATGGTGAGTGGAGCGCTGCCCTGAGGGGCCTTGATCGGGCTGGGGAGATCGCTGGGGAGCTGCGGGAGAGCGCTGGCTTGGGCGAGGAGGATCTGCGGCTGGTGGTCTCGATTGAGAACCCGATCCCGGAGCTGTCGCATTCAAGCGAGACAGGCGAGACAGGCAGTGAGACGGAGGGTGAGACAGACAGCGAGTCTCAGTAAGACCCGTTGCGGCGCAGTGAGTCTCAGTGAGACAGGGCAGGACGGGTCAGTGAGACTGTGACTGTATGTTAAGGGCACAATGGGCAAGCGTGCCATTCATGGCGTATTGTGGGAGGGCATTCATCGGAGCCCATTCATGGCCGGTTTCAGCTTCGCGTCACCAGAGAAGGCAAGAGCCGCACTTTATGATGCTGCTATGTTGATACTTACGGCAGACGCTCAGGTAGCGCTTCCGATCGGCTTGCAGACAATTCTGGACCTGGGGGAACTATGCCGCCGCGTGGAGGCTGGCGAAAAACTGTCGAAGTCTCCGCTCCTTGATATGTGACAGTATGTAACGCGCACATTCCCCGCCGTGTCATTCATGCCCTATTGTGGGCAAGTCCATCACTCCACTCCCATTCATGACCGCAACCGTCACTAGAGAAAAAGGCCGCATCGTATCGTATGGCATGGGGGGATTCCTTAATCCTCCCGGCCACCCTGAACACACTTTTTCGGTTGAAACTGATCTGCACCTCAGAAAAGAGAATCGCGCCAGCATGAGCCTATCATCCGCTGCGAGTTGCGAATGGCTCGACCGCGAAGCTCGCCATTCAGCCCGCCGGCTGCTCAACCAGTGGGAAAAGGAAAAACCGGCAATCTCCGATTCCGCCATTCAAGACTGGATTTGCCATGTTCTTGGCTACTTTCGCAGCTGCTACGTTGCGCCATTCAAGGGCACAAATGCTGATCAGCTAATCGTAGACCCTAAGCGCAATCCATTGGCGAATTGTCACGCTCACGCTGGAGTCTGCTACGTCCGACGCTTTTATCCAGAATTCCACCCTGGCGCCGCACACTTCGCGGGAGCCTACTGGGGGAAAAAGCCAGCCCCCGTAGTGTGACAATATATTGCGCGTCCATTCCCCCATCGTGCCATTTGTTGGTATTGTGGGGGAGCAAACCACACAAAGAGGTTTCCCGTGCCCCTTTATCGCATTGACCGCTACGAAACCAACCCAGCGGACCCGGATCAGCAACTAGGCTACTGTGACTGGATCGGCGGCCCGACCCTGTCAAACGTTAAGGGTGCCATTATCAGCGGCACCACAGAGCGCCGCGCCGCTAGAGTAACGGGCGAACCTTTGCACGCTTTCGCCTTGCCTGCACAGGCAAGCATCGGAGGCAAAACGGTCAAGGGCGCCCTTTCCTGCAATGATGAAGGAGTTTATATTTTCCACCCTTGGCACGTCCGCTAACGTGCTAGCCTTACCATTGTTCCCCCCGCTTTTCTCGTTATGTGGTTTGATCGTTTCGACATTGTGGAGGCCCATTACTGGTTCGCCACACACTATCACGGCGGACAGTTTTCCGACCTTTATTCTCGACTGTGCAGAATCGGCCGCTACTTCTCTCCCGGAATGTGCTCCGATGGCCCAACCACTGAGAATGCTTGCCGTATCTACAACAACCTAGAGGAGAAGCACGGGCACAAGAGAACACATTATAAGATGCTGCCGTCTGGCGAGGCCAGGCTAGTCTGATCCTCTCTCACCTTGTCCCCATCGCCTCTCTCCCCATGCTCCCGTCAGTCAAGACTCTAGATTCTGCCTTCCCTGGCCATGGCAAGGAACTGCGCAAGGTTCTGGAGATGAACCGCTCACAGTTGTCAGAGCATCCTGCCGGTGCGGCCAGACTCTCAGCCTGTCACAATCCGCCCGAGACTTACGACCTTAGACTACATGTTCTCGACTCTATCGCGGAAACGTGTGGAGTAGAGTATATTGCGCACAAAGATGATACCTTCCACGAAGTCCATGGTCTGGAGTACCTGAATACAGGCGAGACCTATACGCCAACAATAGTCTACGATCACAGCCGAAAGCGCTACCGTGTCTCCTCTTGGGGTGATATTGTCGAGCGCAATACTTGCTACGTCTGACTCCCGCCTTATCCCACAATCCCCTTTTCTATCATGGCACAGACTGAGCCCGTCCTTATCATCGATGGACACTTCGGAATCTACATTCCACAGATATTTGCGACACGATATCTTACCGGTGCGGATTGTATGCGCTGTGGTATCCTCCTAGACTACGCTGCGGCACTGGAGAACACCGATAATGAATTGTATTGGGAGGCGTGGGAGAGCGTGCTAAATAACTACAAATCAGAGGATGGCGAGACTCTGTATCAAGATCAGGATGTGTGGCTTGTGCCGGATGGTTTCGAGTGGCCGGAAGACTGAGCCACCTTACAAACTGTTAAGCTCCCGCGCCTATACAGTCCCCCACGCAATCCTGCCTCGCTTCCTTATGTGAACCGGGGTAGGGTTGCAGTTTTGACGTGGGGGGAGGGGGTGCCCTTACCCCTCCCATCCAATATCCACTATTTTCCAATATATTCGCAGCAATATACCCCCACTCAGCACTCACGATTTTCCAATATACCCACAAAAAAAGGGGGGGCAGTGGTCAATTCTCCACAAACCCGCCCCTCTATTTTCTACCAGATTTTCACCCCATATCGCCAAGTAAGGCGCGTGTGATCGTCTCAATAGCAGCCAGGATCTCCGCAGCACTGGCACCATCCTCCTTCATTTTTCTCACAAACTCAGCCATCGAGGCCCAGCTTTTCCCAGGCCGACGCGCAGCAGCGACAATCCCCCTGTCTACCACCCTGCCGGCCCGATCAGGATAGAAAATTTCACGTTCGTCAGCGTTGTTTTGCATTTCTTGCCGCTCCCGGATACGGCGATTTAACGCAAGCGTGGGGTCCGTGACAAAATGAAAATCGTCTTTCTGGTCAGACATGCTCAACGCTTCGTCGCCAGGCACTTTTGGCTGCACGTCAGAACCGTGGCGCAGCCCAGTCATAGCGTAAGTCCAGCAATCGTCAAGATGGGAACAGGGCTTTTTCTGGTCAAACATGCTCAATGCTTCGTAAGGGACTTTCGATCAACAAGGCGTGACACCCCTTCGGGGTCCACCACTATAACACGTCCCGAGGAGGGGAGTAGCGCGTAGGGGTACGGCAGCTTAAACCCAGGCCGACCTTCGTGCTTGACGTGAGTGTAGGAGAGAGGGCGTTCCATGCGTACATGATAACACCCCCCTTGCCGGCAAGCAACTTGCGCAGCGGGGTGCTATGCTGATGTTCTCGCGCCACCCACGCGCACCCGTTGCAAAGCTGGGCCCAAGCTAAGCAGCGGAGGGTGGTGCGGGAGCCACTGCTATACTGTTGCTGTTCAGCCGCCAAAAGTTCATGGGCAAGCAGCGCGATCCCTGCCTGCCATCGCCTGAAGCGTGCGACTGGCTGTTGGCGCAGGAGTGGTCCAAGCCAATGGATATCACTGTCAGTTGCGCTGAAAGCCGGGGCATTCGTCTCGACCAATGCCAAGCCGTGGCCGCCATTGGTCGAGACGAATGCATCAATCTCATGTTGCCAGTGGAAGCTCTCCAGCTACTCAAGGAAGACGCGGCGGCCAGGCGTGAAGCGATCGAACTGAAGCGGCAAGAGCTTGCGCCTGACGAGCTGGCGCGGAAAGCAGCCCGCGAGCGGGACAGGGTAGACGGAAGCGAAGGGGAGGAATCCGCGCCCAAATAGGACCGCAGACCCTCCCCTTGCCGGCAACTCAGACGAGAGGCACCGATCGCCCATCGTTCAATACGACGGTCTCGAACTCCAGGTACTTCGTGGGATCGGTCCCAAGCGTGAACCCATTAGCAACGGGGTGATAGGCGGCCTGGAATTGACTGAGCGACAGATGCTGAAAGCGAATGACATCAGTGCCATCACCACCACGGATAACGCCATAGGCGGCCTGCGTCCCATCCGCCCGCGTCCAGCGCAGTGCGGTGTTCGTGTAGGTGTGCTGCCCGATCGAGAGGTCATCGTTACCGAGCCCCATCTGCACGAAGCAGTTTTGAGCAGCCCCTACCCCCGTCACCACATCATCGCCGGCCCCTCCGAACACCACCGCCTGCCGGCCCCAGAGGCGCGTCTTGCCGGCGGAAGCCTCCATATAGATGGTGTCATTGCCGCGATTGCCGCTGACATGGCTGTTCTGCACTGCCACACCCACGCCGGTGATGGGATCCACGGCGCTGACGGTGAAACGCAGTGTGTCATCACCCTGCCGGGTGCGGAATACGGAATTGGAAGTGCCGACGACAGTGGAGCTGGTGGGCGGGGGGTTGAAACTGGGGACGGCCGTGACCCCGATGCGGATGGTGTCGACGTCGCTGCCGAGGGCGACATTGGCGTTATGAGCGCCGGAAATGTACGAGATTCGCCCCTCCATGGCGACGACGGGGGTGAACACGAGGGATTGCGGGGATGTCGTGATGTTAAGCCTGAGTCCCGAGAGACCAAGAAAAGAACTTGAGAGAGCCGTCATGGTGCTAGAAGGAGCAACGAAAACAGCCTAGCACACTATGTAAGGTGCTGACGTGCTATGCTGAGGTGTACCCATCAAGGAGCTTCATGGATCAAGCTGAACACGACCCGACAGGGCGTAGTGCCCATGAGCCGGGATCAAAGCTGGATGCTGGCAAGCGGCGCCCCGCGCTTGTGCTGGGAGGCTTTGCAAACGCACTGGACGCTGTTACCGCTGTCGGGACGTACGGGGCCAAGAAGTACACGGACAACGGCTGGCGCACTGTCCCCAATGGCATTGAGCGCTACACTGAAGCGATGCTGCGGCACTGGCTGAAGGAAGTGAAGGGAGAATTGCATGACCCAGAGACCGAGCTGTTACATGCTGCACACCTGGCCTGGAATGCGCTGGCAAGGCTTGAGTTGATGGCAGAGGCCTACAAGAACAATGAGAGGGGTGAAGTGATTAGCAGAGTGGCGCAGAGGGTGAGATCGCTGAGCGAGTGGCGTAACGACAGGCTCCCAACAAAAGAAGATGCCGGGCCGGATAGGGGTGTTTGGGTGTGGAACTACAAACCCGATCAGCCCTGGAGGTTTGACTACAACGCGGTAGAAGATGGCCAGCCCTGGGTGAACGGAAACGCACTTCGTCCCACATGCCCGCCGGCATTTACGCATACGCCTACCGAGGGTTGAGGGATGAAGAAGACCTCCACAACCGCCGTGACGTGCCCGCGCTGCGGCACCGCCGATTCCCGTGTGATCCAGACCTCCAGGCTTGATGACGGCAGGTGGGTGCGGCGGAGACGCTGCACGGGCTGCGGGAAGTCGATCTACACGCGCCAGGCACCCGAGGAGCTGATCGAGAGCTGGCAGATCATCTGGGCCGCAAGGGAATCGTCCAAGGCGCCTGGCGGCAGGGTGGCTGGGCTGCGCGATGCACCCGAAATCGACGGAAAAATGAAAAGTGTAGCAAATTAGCGAATTAGTAGATTCGATGTGACGTTATTACCCCATTTTCTCCCCTAGCTAGATTAAACTTACCTAGGCACAGATACTTAAAGGCGTCGAACGAGTGATCGACGCCTAGTTTCTTATTCGGCATCCGCGTCCCCTCGGCGTAACCAAGGGTTCGGAACGACTTAATAAGCTCACGGCAACGTGGGTTGATCTTCGTATGCACCTCCCCGTCAGCCGTGCGCAGTGCTGCGTTCACGGCTCGTATCCCATCAGCCGTGTTGTAGGGCGATTCGGGGGCATAGACCTCGATGCCGGCCTTGCGCAGGATCTGATGATCGCTCACACCGATGCCGGAGGTCTGCTTTCGCTTGCCGGTAGGGTCGGGACATGCAATAATGCGGCGTCTTTGGCCATAAATCTCGACAAGCTGCTCAGCAAGGTCCCAGGTCGTCGCTCTTTGCAGGCTAAGTTCGCCAAAAACGCGCAATTCCTTGGGTTTTCCGTTCTCTCTGACGACATTGGCGCAAATTGCGGTCAGGGGATCGTTGTTAAAGTCGATTCCGACGTACAAAGGTAGTGTTTCGTCGTCTTCAACCGTCGAATCGATGTTGAGCATCGAGAAACATGACACCACAAGGCCCGTGTTCGACAGAATCTTGGCCTCATATTCGCGCTCGAACACCTCCGGGGCGAGTGTTCTGCGTGCCCGCTCGATCTCTGCCGGCGGAATGTTCCCGCCTTGCAGGCTCGTGTACTCATACAGCGTCCATTCTTGCGGATCGAGCTTCTCAAGCCCTGGATCAGCGAGATCGGCGCTGGTGAGCTGCAATACAAGCTCATAGAACCATCCCGCTGTACCTTCCGGCGATGGTGTGGTGGTGAACAGCGCCCAACCATTCCTGTCAGACAGCGCCGGGCTGATGACGGAATCCCATGTGTACTGCTGCTGGAAGGCGCACTCGTCAAGCACACAGCCGTTGAGAGCGGGGCCGCGTAGTGCGTCGGGGTCTTCGGAGCCCTTGAGATAGATAAGCGACCCGTTAATCAGCTCGATCTTTAGTTCGGACTCGTTCTTTTTCCGTATCCATGCTGCCGGAAAAATACGCTTGTACGTCTCCCAGGCGATGTCTTTCGCCATGCGGTAGGTCGGCGCGACGTAGTAATAGACCCCTGGGCGCTCAGCGGCCCCGCGCAGCAGCTCCACGCCCCCGAGCACGGTCTTCCCGCCCCGCCGCCCCGCCAGCACGACCCGGAAGCGCCGCCGGTCCTGAAAGATCAGCCCCTGCATGGGCCTGAGGGACACCTGATTCTTGCCGGGCAGGAAGTCGCCACTCCTCCGCAATGTCTGTGCCGGCATCGAAATCACTCTGATTCGTGCAGTGTAGCCCGTGCTGCCGTCGCCTCAATGGGCTAAGCTGGCGCAAACGCATTGCGGCAATGAGCATCCAGAGAGTGAAGCTGAGTGGCGTCGATTATGTGAATGTAGACAGCCCCTTCTTCATGGACAGCCTGAATGTCCAGATGCAGAGTAAGTGGGAGATCATGCGGGCTGTCACGAGTGGCACGCAATACTTGCACAAGCACAAAGAAGCATATCTGCCGCGTGAACCGCGAGAGCTTCCGGTGCAGATCAAAGAAAGAAACGAAACCTACGATCCGTGGCAAGCTCGCGTCAACCTGTCAGTTCTCGCCCCATTCGTCAAGCGCATTATCCATAATGCGGCCGGCATGGTGCTGCGGCGCAAGATCAAGCTCGAAGGTGGCGATCCGTGGTGGGAGAAGGAGTTCATTAGGGACGTGGACGGCGATGGCACGTCTCTGGATCAGTTCGCCAAGAAGCGGCTCGAAGTTGCGCTGACGTATGGCCTCTCCTCGATGATCGTTGACGCCCCGCCGGATGATGGTTCGCGTCCATATTTCGTCCCAATCGATCCGTGGCAGTATCTTGGCACGAGACGCGAGGACGACAGGCCCGGCGCCAAGCTGACAATGTTCCGCTATCAAGAGGAGCGTAAGGTCACCAAGGGCGAATACGGCGAGGAATATGTACTTGTGGCACGGGTGATCGAGCCAGGCATACACGAGGAGTTTGTGCATGGTAAAAAGGGGAGCAAGGTGGGCGAATACGGTCTCGACTACATCCCCCTCGTCACCATGTATGCCGAGCGCGAGGGCTTCATGTGCGCTTCCCCGCCCCTCGAAGACGCCGCTCATCTGAACATCGCTCACTATCGCCGGCTCGCTGACATGCTGCACTCGCTGCACATCGCGGCGATTGGATTACTGGTGCTGGAAGACTACGATGGCGACGAAGCAGGCACGGGCTTGAACTACGCCATCAGAATGATAAGCGGCTCGAAAGCGTATTGGGTGCCATGTGACGCGGGGAGCTTCGTGGCGCAGGCCGAGTTGCTTGATCGCCTGGAGAACGAAATCTCACACCTTGGCGTTACGAGGCTGCTTGGACAGAAGTTTGTGGCTGAATCTGCCGATGCCAAGCGCATCGATCAACAGCAGGCGAACTGCGTGCTGCAAGTGGCGGCGCTTGAGCTTGAGAATGCGTTAAACGAAGCATTCCGTATCGCTTCGGACTACAACGGCAAGGAACCGCCCAAGGTCATCATCAGCAAGGACTTTGACTTCTATCGCCTGCTCGGTCAGGACGTGAGTGTTCTGAGTGATCTTGAGACGAAGGGGCAGATCACGCCTGAGCTGTTCCACAAGATCCTGTTTCACGGAGAATGGATCCCTGAGGATGTCGACATGAAACAGCTCCTTGTCGAAGTCAAGAAGCTCAAGGAGGAGGCCAAGCGTGATATGCTGAAGCAGCAGCAGCAAGCCAATGCCAACGCCCCAGGACGCTCGCTCCCGTCTGCTGGCGCTGGTGGAGCGGCACGCCGCCCTAGCACGAGCTGACATGGAAAAAGCCCCTGAGCGGCCATGCCAGGCCACCCAGGGGCTCATTTGCCGGCAGTGCGATCAGAAGCCCTGCTGCCGCTGAGCAGCCCTGGTCTCCCGAACCAGCTCCTCGGTAATCATCGGCTGGCGGATCACGGTGGCTTCGCATTCGCCATCGGGATGTACGGTCTTCTCCAGTACGAGGCCGCTCATGTTGACGTGCTCCACGACGGGGCCGACAACCACGGCTTCTTCGGAGTCTGCCTCCATCACTGCCGGCGATTGTGCCGGGGCGGGAGCCGGGGCGGGAGCGGTAGAAGCAGCGGCGGGTGCGGCGGGCTTCGGGGTTGGGGTTGCCATGGGTGCATCTGGAGCACTACACGCTACACTGTAGCGCATCCATCAAACGCACCATGTCGCTCACGCCCGAACAGATCGCCGAACTGCAAGCCAAGGCCGCCAGAGTCGATGAGCTTGAACAGCGACTCAACGCCGTGGATGCCAAGAAAGCCGAGATCCTCGACGAGAAGAAGCAAACGCAAGCACAGCTCAACGATACACTTGCACAACTCGCCGAGCTTCAGGCAAAGAGCGAATCCGGCAAGGGTACAAAGGAGGAGCGTGACAAGCTCGCCCAGGAACTGGAGCAACTGCGGCAGGAGACCAAAACCCTGCGCGAGGAACTGAATACCGAGCGGACTGGGCGGGAGGAAGCCGAGAAGCAGCGGATTGCGGATCGGGTCAGGAACGACTTTATCTCCGCCTTTGCTGGCAAAGTCCACGCTCCTGCGCAGTTGTGGACGGCGCTGCGTGAATCGGTGCAGGATGAGGGCGGCCGCACGGTAGCGACTTACAACGGCAAAAAGGTCTCAGTCGCCAATCTGCCGGCCATGCTCGCCGCCGATTCCGAGTACCACTTTCACTTCCCGCAGGAGAAGCCCCGTGGCGGCATGGGCCTGCGCCCCTCCCCTACCGGCGTGGTCAATGCGTCATCGAACCCCTGGATCAGCAACAACGTCACCCAGCAAATCGCCATCAGGGCCGAAAACCCCGATCTTGCTGATAAGCTGAAGGCCGAAGCGAGCGCTGCTCGCGGCGCGGGGTGAGGTTGCGCCAGGCCCTGAGCAAAAGCACTACTGCTGCGCGGTTGTGTTCCCGTACACCATGCTTTTTCTCCAGTGGCCTACCTTGGCAACCTGGGCGGGACCTTTGCCGGTGATGTAACGAGCCTGACGCGGCTCGCTACCTCTGGCGAGTTCCGTGCCTACCTGCAGGAAGAAATCTTCCTGCAATCCCGTATGATTCGCTCCGGGGTCGCAATGCGGAGCGATGAACTTCTCTCCTCCACAACCGGCACCCGGATCGAGGCGCCCTTCTTCCGCCCCCTCGACCCCGTTGAGGAGATCATGGCCTCTAGTAGCAACTGGGGTCAGTCTGGCGAGGGGCATTTCACGTTCCAGAAGGTCACCGCCTCCACGCAGTACGCCACGATCACCCACCGAGGCTTCGCATGGGCCGTGGATAAGCTGGCCAAGCTCGCCATTGGCGAAGACCCGCTCGGCGTGCTCGCTCGGCAACTGGCGCCGGCAATGGACAAGCTGCGAACTGCCAAGTTCATTGCCCACATGGAGGGCTTGCTTGGCACTGGCGGCCCCTTGAATGCCACCAACAGTCTCAACAAGTCGGTCACAACCGGCTCGACGATCTCCAACTGGTTCACCGCCGAGAATGTGATTGAGGCCAGATACAAGCTGGGCGAACGCCAGGCTGACATCACCACGGCCTTTGTCCCTTCCGCTGTCTCTGCCTACTTGGAGCAACTTGGGATGCTGACCTATGACGGTGACCGTCGTGGCGTGAACACGCGAATGATGATCGGGAGCGCCTACAACCTGAACATCATCGTCGATGACCAGCTTCCTATTATCGGCACGTCTGGTCAACAGCGGCAGTTTGTCTGCTATCTGTGCGGGCCTGGCGTGGTACGCGAGGGCGATCAGATCCCCATGGAGATCGAGACTACGCGGAACGTCCCATCCAAGCAAGATGGCATCGTGGTGGACTATCACCACGTTCAGCACGTTCCCGGCACCTCCTGGAATGCCAACTTCGACAACCCCACCAACGCGCAAATTGCGACGGGCTCGAACTTCTCGCTGGCATATCAGGATCCCCGTTTGATCCCGGCAGTGCGCCTGGTGGTGAATAGCCCCTATGGCGGAACCATCTGATCGAACGGGCGATCCACTGCTATAGTGCGATTGACCGATCCTGGTCAGAAGGAGGAGCGAGGGGGGCGCGAGCCCCCCTTTTTCATGGGCCGGTCTGGGCTATGCTGGGGATCGAGCCCCGTTGCGCCGAGAATGGACTTCCACAACCTGAACTTCAAGAGCGGCGTCACCGTCGCCAACCTGCCCTCCTCGACCACCCTGGCCGCCAAAGGCTGGGCCTACGCCTTGCGCATGGTCACTGATGCCACCGCTCCCGCTGTCGGTTCAGCCCCTGCTGGTGGCGGCTCTGCCAAGGCCCTCGTGCTGTGGAATGGTACCGGCTGGAAAGTGATCGGGGTCTGATGTGAACGGCTACTGGTCGCCGTGGCACCGCCTGGCGGAGCCCTACCCCTACCCCGCCATCACCGGCGAGGCGACCTGCAACTGCACGCCGCCCGCCCTGATCGGCGTGGCAGAGGCCGACGCCTACATGGCGGCCACCCTCAAGGCGACCGCCTGGGGAGCGCTGACCCAGGCCCAGAAGACCCAGGCCCTCCAGTCCGCCCAGGATGCCCTGCGCACCCTCCGGTGGTGCACGGACGAGGCGAGCTGCTGCGGGCGCGAGCTGATCCCCAGCTACACCGCTGCGGCCTCTGAGCTGGCCCTGGTGCTGTTCGGCGACGCCACGGCGGTCATCGGTGCCCCCAACCAGCTCCCGGCGCGTGTGGTGAAGCGCGAAAACCTGGATGGGCTGGAGCGCGAGTTCTTTTCGCCGGCCGAGCTGCGCGGGCCCACCGTGCTCCCGAACGATGGCCGGGTGGGGCGATACTCGCCGACCGTGCTCCGGCTCTACCCGTGGCTGCTCGATCTGATCGGCTGCTGGATCGCCCACAAGGGCGGCCAGATGGTCCCGCTGCTTCGAGGGTAGATGAGCGCTCCACAGGACGCCTGGGCCGGCCCTCTTGCCAAGGATCTCGTCGATGCCTGGCGCACAACCGACCTGACCTACATCCGGGTCTCAACGGGAGCCTACGACGAGACGACCGGCACGATCCCCGTCACCGAGACCACCATCGCTGCTGCCGGTGCCGTGGTCAGAACGTCTCAAGTCGAGAGGGACGGGACTCAACAGGAACACGAGCTGACTGCATGGATCGATCATGCAACCGTCCCATGGCCTGTCACGACAAAGGATCGACTTCAGTATCTGGGGCGGAAATGGAAGATCACGGAGGTAAGCCCGAGCTACGGCAGTGGCATGGGCAGCTCGGGTGGCGCCACCTTGCTTACGACAAAAAGCGGATGGGTTCTTACAACCCGTAGCGGTATTCCGCTTGCCGTGAAAGGATCCGGGGGTTCTATTACGAGCTTCAATATGTACGCCAGTAAGATCATAGCGAGGGCGGAGTAATGGCACGCCGACCACCGGCCAGGGGGTTTAAGAACGACCTGCGCAATCTGGCGCCCGATCTGCGCAAGGCGGCAGGTGAAGCACTGCGCGAAGCCACGCGACAAGTTATTTCCGACCTGCAAGAGATCGGCCCCGACTACAGCGGCGACTTTAAGCGGCGTTGGTACTCGCAAGTTGAGGGCAGAAGCAATAAAGTTTTCGCTAGTGTCGGGGTGCCTCGCTTCACGGATCAGCAGCTCAAGCGTGGCGCTCCTGCTATCTTGATCGGCAATACATCGCCTTATGCACAGGAAGCTATGGACTTGATCCCTGGCAGGTTCGAGCGGCAGGAGGAGCCCCCAAACAAAACACCCGTGGCCATCGGCCAGCGGCAAAGTGGCATCAGGGGTGACATCAAGCCTGGCAAGGGTAAGGCGATCTCCACTGCCCAGCTTGACTGGTACTCGACCTACATGGAGGGCGGGGCGTTCGACAAGGCGTTCAAGCAGGGTGCTAAAACTGGGTTCATCAACCCAGTTACCAAACCAGGCCGGCGATGAGCTTCGATCTGCAACCTGTTCGTGGCGTCTATGAGCGCATTGTCATTGATGCCATGGCTCCCGTGCCGGTGTTTGTCGAGAATCAGGCCGCCGTCGATTTTGATGTCTTGGATGAATACTGCCTGGTCAGGATCAACTTCGGGGAAGTGCAAGCGCCCGTAGTTGGCTATCGCTCTCAGTGGCATATTCGCGGTTCGCTGGTGTGCGAGATATACACGCGCAAGGGTATCGGTCCCGGTCGTGGGATGCAGATTGCCGCCCCCGCCATGAGCGCCCTGACTGCCCTGAACGACCTCCCGGCCACGGACACCCAGGAGATCATCGCCCGCGTCGGCGCGGTCTCAGGGCCGACCCAGGACCAGCTCACGCCGCGCCCCCACCACTTCACCCGGTTCTCGTTCCCGATCCGCGCCCGCTGCCGGCCTGTGATAGCGCCTCACGCGCCCGTACCGTAGACTGTGCCCTGACGCTCTCTACGCCGGCCACGGGCCGGAACGTCCGATGCCCGTTTCGACCTGCGGTCAAACCTACGTCCTGACTGGTCAGGACGGCATGATTTCGATGAAGCCGCCTGGTACTCAGGCATGTCTGCTGGATTGGACTGACTTCCCGGCCGGCTCTTTGATTACCGTTCCCGAGAACTCCGACTTCCGGGTCGATGATCCCGTGACCTTCACGGAAGTTGGCACCGCTAATCTGGTCTCCACGTTGACTCCGGGAACCACTTACTACATCAAGCAGCGCAACACTTCCGCCGTATCGGTTTCCGCCACCAAGGGTGGCTCGGCTATCAGTTTTACCGCAAACGGCGGCAGTGGCACGGCCGATACCCCTGGAGCCGGCAACCACATCAAGATGGAGTACGCCTCTGGCGCCGCTTTGTGCGAGGTGCCCAGCGTGACGCTGGAGCTGACTCGTGGGGAGGTGGACATCACGTCCATTCCCTGCAAGCCATCGGCAACCCCTGGCGGGCGCAAGTTGGCGGCCTTTCGTCGCGCTCAGCCTGGCTTTGCGGATGGTAGTGGCACGCTGACCCTGCGGCTCACTGAGGATCTTGCGTCCTTCAATGTCCGGCTGATCCAGGGATCGCTGTTCAACGATCAGTCGGGCGCGATCCTGACCGCCTACTTCAGCGCCGTGTCCGGCAGTGGCGGCACCGTGGACAACGCGAAATCTCTTCGCGCCGAGTTCCCCGTGTCGCTGCTTGGCTTCAGCGGCGGCATCAACAACGAGGACTCCCCCTCCGAGGTCTCGATCAACTTCAGGATCAGCGACACCCCCATCCACCTGTTCGGCCTGGACTTCTGACAACCACGGGGCAGTGACACGGCGGGGCTTCGGCCCCGCTTTTTCATGCGCTGATTCGGTGCTATGATTCCCGAGTTACGCCAGTTTCCCTTCATGGCCAAGAACAACGTCAAGGAGCTGCTCAAGCGCACGCGCCAGCGCCGCCGGGCCGACATCGTGCTGAGCACAGGAGAGGTGATCGAGATGTACTTCGAGCCACTGACCGAGGCTGAAGACGACAAGATTCGTGAAGCTGTCGAGAACGACAGGCGCAACAATGCCTATGGCTTCAGGGTGCTTATTAACAAGGCCCAGAACAAGGATGGCAGTCAGATGTTCGCCCCTGGCGATCTCGGCGAACTGCGTCAGGAATGCGCCAAAGCCGATCTGACGAAGATGATGGAAGCTCTGCTGTTAAATGGAGGGGACCTGGCCAGCGCCGATCCCAAAAGCGATCAAGGAGGCGATCAAGAGTGATCCCAATTTGATAGTGCGTCTGGCGTTGTGCAAGGAGCTGGGGATGACCCCATCCCAGCTTCGGCGCAATGCGACCAGGGACGACATCATCATGCTCGCGGCGTACTTCGACATCCGCGCCGACGAAATGCCCGACCCCGCCTCAGCCCCTTCTGCCCGCCGATCCAGGAGGCGCTAAGGTGGGGCACCGGCATCAGGGAGGGGCGTGGCTGATTATCAGGCTCAGATTCGCCTTGGATTCCAGGGCCTTGACAAGCTGCAAACGCTTGACGGATCTCTCCAGAATGCGGCTAACAATGCCGATCGCCTTTCCGGCACAAAGATAAAGATTCGGACCACGGGAGCGGAAGCCCTAAATAAACTCGCAAGTCAAATGTCCGCGATTGAAACGCGGGCGGCCAGCTTGGCTTCTGCTGTCTCAAGGATAGGGGGAGAAGCTGCAACGATCAGGTTTAACGCAAGGCTGGACAGGCAATCACTCAACAAGGAGCTTGACCTAGTAAGTCGTCAGTTTCAGCGTAGAAATTGGCGATTGAATGTCACCGATACTTCTGTTAAGACAGCAAGGAATCAAGCGGAGAAACTCAGGGAAGAGCTGGAAGGAATTACTAGAAAAAAATACGTGATTAACGTAGAGTATAAATACAGCAATCCCCCGAGCGGGGGCAGGTCGGGCGGGCGCCCTCCGGGCCCTCCGGCACCACCCAGGGGCCCCGCAGGGCCGGGCGGAGCCTCGCCGGAGGACATAGCTCGCAGGGCCGGCGAGGCGATGGCCAGCGGCTTGACGGGCAGGCTCTACAGCGATGCCGTTGCTGGGGCTCGTTCGAGCGTGGCCAGAGAGGGGCTGATCGATCGCTTCAGACAGCGCGTGCAGCGCCCGCAGTCGCCCGGCGGGATCAACCAGGCACTGTCCCAGCGCTACCTGCAGGCCCTTGGGGGCGCCGTCCCGGCGGGCGCTTCGCCGCAGGAGCTGAGAGCCGAGGTCGAGCGACTGCTTCGCACCGTTGACGAAAGTGTGATTGAAAGCATCACAAGCCGAATCGAGGATCTAAGGCTTTCCCTTAGAATGCCGCGCAACATGCGGCCAAGGACGAGGGCGGTCTCTGGCCTTGACGAACTGCTGTCGAGAATGGCGGAGCAGACGACTCGCCCGGAAGACGCCGGGCGGATGTTGCGAATGCTGCCAAGCAGAATGATAACGACCGATCTCGCTGGGCTGGCAAGCCAGCAAGCATCCAGCTACTTGTGGCCCTCTTTGATCCCCCAGGGCAAGGACAGGCTTTTTGATGAGATCAGGAGACTATTTGGTAGTTACTTTAAGTCCTTGAATCCTGGCAGCCCGTGGACGGGGGCGGGGGCAAAGCCTTACGCGCTGCAGGAGATCATGGCCTGGGAGCCATGGATGAACACGCCACGCTCGCAGCGCGGCCAAAGGATGCTTCCACCTGCCAGAGCGGGTGGTGCGATAGCGCTCTCGGGGACAAGCGCCGCTCCGGTGCCGGCAAGCGGTTACAACCGGATACTCCCGGTCAGCGTGCGGGATATAACTGTCTCCGCGATGCAGAGCATATCTCGGTCTGTTTCCGGCGGCGGCGGTGCTTCCGGTGGTGGCGGTGGTGGCGGCGGCGGTGCTTCCGGTGGTGGTGGCGGTGGTGCTTCCGGTGGCATTCCTCGCTGGCGCCGCCAGGACAGCGCGACTGTAAGCGATTCCCGGTTTGCTTCCTCCACCCTGTACGAAGGACTTGCGCTGACATCGGTTGACGCGAGAAGGCGTGGTCGGTTTGCGGATGTGCTGGATGGCTATGCAAGGGCTGTCGTGGACGGCGAACAAGCCCAGCGATCTCTCAATGCTGACATAGCGAGAACGGCGCAAGCAATTCAGTCGGCCAGGCGGGCCTACGTTGAGGCCGGCGCGACGCAGGTTCTTACTTCGGATCAGGTTCGGGGAACGCGATCCGGGATAACGCGTCAGCGTCGCGCCGATTTTGCGATTGGACAAAGACGGCTTGCCGATCAAATCCAGGCGCTGGAGGAATCGAGAGCGCCTATCGATATTTTCAGAAATTACGGTCGACTGCAAGAGCTATACGGGGGGCTGCCTATTACGCAGCGACGCGGGGCCTTGCGCGGTCTTCGCAGCGCACGCTCTGGAGCAATTCGGGGCGTAGCATCGGAAGCGCTCATCGGTGGCGCCTTCCCATTGCTCTTTGGGCAGGGGCCCGCAACGTCCATCGGTGGTGCTATTGGCGGCGCCGCCTCACTGCTCGGCCCTGGTGCCGGTTTTGCCGGCGGCCTGGTGGGCTCCGCTATTGGGATGCAGTTCGACACTTTCTCGAACAACCTCAAGGAACTTGCTTCTTCGCTCAAAGCGCCCAACGATGCCATCCAGGCACTCGAAAAGAACGGGTTTAACGTCGGCGATAGCATTAAGTTCCAGGTCCAGCAACTGCAATCTGTTGGTCGTGCATACGATGCGCAAACGCTCGTCTTGCGCGAGGTCGAAAAGCGTCTCGGCCCTGGGGCGGCGAAGGAACTTGGCGCACTGAATACTGAGCAGAAGAAACTTCAGGAGTCCTGGTCCATCCTTGCTGGC